CAACTAATTAAAATGGTCAATAATTTATTTTAATAAACAAATAAATCGTTATGGTTTAAATTGGGTAAAGCAGAAGAAGAAAAAAATGTCACGTGGTCATTCTTCTTTGTATGATATATTGAAAAAGCTCATACCAAACGAGGAAATAATAAACGAGTATCATATAGGAAATCGACTGAAGCTTGATATATACTGTCCGAAATACAAGATCGCCATAGAATATCATGGCAGACAGCATTTTTATTATACCAGCAGGTTCCACGCATCAAAAGCGGACTTTATAGAATCACAAAAAAGGGATCAACTAAAAAGCCAAATGTGTTCGGATAATGGTATATCACTGCTGGTTTTCAGGTATGATGACGGATTGACCGAAAAAAATGTGTTTGAAAGAATTATTCAAGAGTTAAGAAACAGTGGTTTTAAAGATAAAATGGCTTCAAAAAAATCAAACAATAAACTCACGAATAACGCGTTTTACCAAAAAGCAAAAAAAGAAAACAGCATTAGAAGAAAAAAAATTTACAGAGAACTAAAGAGAAAAAACAGTGAACCAAGACGAAACCACAAATAGTTATCCGATAGAGTATCAAATATTTTCTCTCTGTCTGAGATCTCCTCGGGGCCGTTAAGTTTTTTTACGAAAATTTAAGCTCTGAGATAGTGGGTAAAAACCACGGAGAAAGTGGGATATACGAATTTTACAATGCGATAATCGCTTATCACAAAGCAACCCAGCTAGATATAGTGGATCCTATAGCTTTTAAGTCTTGGCTCAAAACAGAAACGGAAATATACGAAGCGTTAGGGGGATCCGTTGGCATGGATTCCATGTTCTCTATACTAATGAGTTTGGATTTATCAAATTCAGAATCCATATTGAAATTGATAGAACATAAGGCGAATAAAAGAAAGCAGATTGACTATCTGCAAGAGTTGCAGATGCTCATAACCCAGAAGGGCAATAAATCTGACGAAGATGTAGAAAGAATATCTCTGCTCACTGCGAAAATAAGGGATCTTGAGAATCAAATTAACTACAATCCCCTGGAAAGTGTCACTACAGCCAATGACATATCCAGTAGGGCGGAAGATTTGTTGGTGATACCTGATTTTATGTCTACTCAGTTTAAATCCCTTAACAGGGCAATGGGGTATACGGATAGCGGTGGATTCTTTAAGGGAGCGGTTCACGCAATCATTGCCCCGTCGGGTAAGGGTAAGAGTACTTTTGCGAAGTGCTTGGTTAAACACTGGGTTGATTCTGGTTATTCTATACTTTATGTTAATTTTGAGGAAGCAAAAGCTCATTGGGAAAGAGTTTTGATGACTCAAATTATAGAGAAAAATATCTATGCGGAGTCCTCTAAATGGTCGGCTGAAGAAAAGAAAAATTATATAAAAGTTTTTAAAGAAAAACTGAACAAATGGGGTGACAGATTTATGGTTAGGCATGATCCAGATACTCCATATTTTGAGGATTTGGAAAGGTGGCTCAGAGATTTAATGGGTCACAACAATAAGGTTCCAGATGTTATAGTGATAGATACCATACAGTCCATGTTTACCAGGGGAGGCAAAGGTAAGCCTAGGTGGGGCGAGTTTGAAGAAATGATGGTTCGTTTAGAGAGATTAGCAAGAGACATGAATTGTGTTTTAATCATAACAGCACAAGAAAATTCAAACAGAATGAAAGAAAAACGTGAGCTGGTCCAACAATCCGACACCGGTGGTTCGTTGTCAATTCAGCAAAAATGTGCGGTAACAATATTTATAACTGATAAAAAACTTATATCAGGAGATGAATCTGAAGACGAATACGTAATGCAATTACAGATTCCCAAGAATAGAATAACTGGATCAACATTTGTTTACGATCCACCACTGGTTAGGTATAACGACACCAAAAAAACATACGAAGAATACGAGTCAGTTCAAGAAATTGATTATAAAGAAAGTAACAGAATTAACGATTTGTTTGGAGACTTCTCTTAATGTTGAAAATTACACCTAAATCAATAAAAGATTTTCAGACCTGCGGTTTACTCTACGAATATAGGCATAATCAAGGCCTTGCCGAGACAATACCGGGTCGTCAAATAATAACAGATAGATTTGAAGAAACGTTGATTAATGTCATAAATTTTTTCTTCTACAAAAAACAAAGCGGTAGTTCAGCCTCCTATTCTGCGTTGCAGAATAGGTGGCAAAAACTTTGGTTTCCCAAAAGTATGTCCGCCCAAGATGTAATAAACGAAAAACACGAGACAGCTTACGGTAATACCGCAAGCCTGACATCAAAAGCTACCTCTGCCTTGATGAATTTTCACGAATATTTTTCTAATCCAGAAATAATTCCCGTGGGAATATCGGAGGAGTATAATTTTCCAATAGGAAAAATTTTGGTGGAGGGAGTCTTTGATTTGATATACGCTTTGGGCGACAAAATTTATGTTATCAAGTGGATGTTTAACGCAAAAGACTCAAACAGTCATCTGCACAATACCGACTTTGCCTGCATGTATTACGCATACAAGAACAAGAATGCGACGGTGTCTAGTTCTGTAAAATTTGGTTATTATGATATAATGGATCACAATCCATCGGTAAAAACACAAAACTTAAACAATGATGACGTAGAATCAATAAAATTTTGGGTAGAAGAATTATCTGATAAAAAAAACTTCTTTCCCAGAAGAGGCTTGACCTTCTACTGTAAGCGTTGTCCATTCGACACACCGTGTTCAAAGTGGAGTTTTAAAAATTTAAAGGATTAATTATGACAAAGAGTAACAAGACAAACATATTAGACGATATTTTGGAGCAATCCGTTGTCACGTCTATGATGGGCGAAGAAGATACAATTCTTGCCCCCCTGCTAAACGAAATCAACATGATTAAATCTGAGCCGATTAAATCTTTTGTGAGATCAATACTTTTAAGGGCAGAATCTTTTTGGAAAATACCATCATCTTTTTCTGGCAAGTATCATCCAATTGACGAGCACAACGAGGGGGGTAATGTTCTTCATACGAAAAGAGTTGTAAGAACAGCTAAAATTATGTGCGAGTCCCACAGCCTCCCCCGGCGATGAGACGGACATAGTTCTCGCCGCCTGCCTTCTGCACGACATAACAAAGGGAAAGATTGACGAATCGGGATCTTTCAGTTACGATCCAATGCATCCATATACGGTGGGTGGCTTTGTTAAGCTATGCCAGGAAGACGACAAGAAATACGCCAGCGACCTTACGTCTTCCACACTGTTTTTAAGCGAGGAAGATGTTCAAACAATATTGCGATTGATACGATGCCATTTGGGTCCTTGGTCTCCGGTCCCAGAAACAATACCAATTACCTATTTGGATCAAATAGTGCATTTATCAGACAATATCGCCTCAAAGCTTCATGTAATAGTTGATGGCGATAACGTGCAAGAGCATAGGTGGAAACCAAATGAGTCAAGCCCCGATAAAAAATAGGGTAACAAAAAGAAACCAAATGCTCGAAAAGTGGGAGTACTATTTGTCTGAGTCGGTTTATTACAGGACATTTTCTGTTGAAATGAAGACGATTAAAAATGTTTTGTTTACATTTTCAGAAAAACAAGGACGATGCCAAATGCCGTGAGACCCTGCAGTGAACACAATAAGTTTCTTTCCGCCTGGCGTTTTGTCGAGGTTGCCAGGTATGTTCCTTCTTTAAAAAGAGTGATAAGAGATAAGGAGAATGATCTTCCACTAATTATGGATTATTCCGAGGTGGTAAATTACGCAAAAAAATACGACAACACTCGGTATATACACTTCTGTTTGGCTTTATAATAGCAAAGACCTGGAAAAAGCATCCAGGTATTCTAATCTTTATTTTGATTTAGACAGCAAAGACATTTCAGAATCGTATCTAGACGCCTCAAAATTATTGGTTACGCTATATAAAAACGTACCCGAAGAAGCGGTAAAAATATATTTTACCGGTAAAAAAGGTTTCCACATAGAATGTGAAGCTTCTTGTCTTGGGATTTCTCCGTCGAACACACTGCACGAGCAATTCAAGTTTATAGCAGCACAAATTAAAAAAGAATTGTCAACTTCAACAATCGATCTTGCTGTTTACGATCTTAGAAGAATGTGGCGCTTGGTCGGTACCAAACATCAAGATACCAAACTGTATAAGACGTTAATAAGTTACGACGATTTTTCACGAGGCATTGAACACATATTCGGCATGGCTCAAGAACCATCTGCATTTGACTACAAGGACGTGCCATTCAATTACAGGTCAAACGAATGGTATAGGGAATATTCTTATCTGATGGAGGAAGAAAAAGAAAGAAGCAAGGATTATCTTTTTTATTTTAACAAATACGGAACTCAAAGATTAAGACTAAAAAATGAAAATGTTAAAAAAATATTTCAACCTGATTCACTTTTTAAAAACTGCCCAGCATTTAAAAGAATGTACGAGGAAGCGAAAGAAAAACATGATCTGGATCACGAATCTAGATTGTTCCTCTGTTCAATTTTGACGTATACAGAAGATGCAATTAAGCTTTTGCACGAGATACTTAGTCAGTGTCAAGATTACAATTTTGAAAAATCGTCAGCCCATATAAACGATTGGATAAAAAGACGAAATTTAGGAATAGGTGGAAGACCTTACACCTGCGAAAGGGCGAATTCTGTCGGTGTTGGGTGCGGTAACTGCAATCTTGAAAAGAAAAGAAAATGGATTAAAGTCGGAGAAAAATACATTGAAACAAATGATAAATCATCTCCTTCCCCAATAAGATTTGCATACAAATCAAAAAACGAAAAGGAGGACAAAAATGAGCGAAATAAAAAATCCAGATGACGTCATAGGAGTTTGTTCGGAATGTAAGTCGGATCAACCGATGTCTTATATGTACAGAAGTCCGTTTGCGCAACAAGGGTTGGCCGTGCCCTGCAAATACTGTGGTGGTGTTGTGGTGATAACGTATAGGGAAAAACGAGATAATTCAATTGACAGTTCAGACAGAAACAGGGGCATAAGTTAGCAGATGAAAAATTGGACAAACCTGCATAACCACACTGTTTTTTCTTTGCTCGATGGCCACGGTGACATAGAAAAGTACATGCAAAGAGCCAAAAATCTCGGCATGTCGGGAATAGCTACAACGGATCATGGTAACATACATTCGTGGCTTGATTTTTACGATGCAGGAAAACAGATTGGGGTAAAGCCAATACTTCGGAAGCGAATTTTATCAAGCTAGAAAAACAAGATTTGACAAAGACGAAGAGGAAAGATCTGGTCCTTCGAAAAATGAATGGGAACAAAGAGGGCCCTATCACATAACCGTATTGGCAAAAAATAATGTTGGCTACCATAACATTATCAAGATGTCCTCAAAATCTTATCTGGAAGGTTTCTATGTTAAACCAAGATTAGATCACGATCTCATTTCCCAATACCCAGAAGGAATTATAGTTTTGTCCGGATGCTTGAATAGTGAAATTTGTCAAGCGCTTCTTAGAAATGATTATGATTTTGCGTTGGGGGCTGCGTACAAAATGCAGAGCATCGTGGGCAAGGAAAATTATTTTATAGAAATACAAAATCATGGTCTACCAGAACAGATTAGGGTGACAAAACAACTTATTGAAATAGCTCAAAAAATAGGTTCTACAATAGTTCCGACAGGAGACTGTCACTACGTGCACCGAAAAGACGCAAGAGCGCATGACATCATGCTCTGTGTGGCAACCAACGCAAACGTAAATACTCCTAACAGATTTTGTTTTTCAGGAGACAACTTTTACCTCAAATCTTACGAGGAAATGGCTGCGATATTTTCTGACAATTGGCTAAAAAATACAATGAAAATATGCGATATGGTTGATGTCAATTTGAAATTTGGCGATATTCATTTTCCCGATTTTCCTATCCCCACAGATGAGAGCAACATTGGGTATTTTGAACGTTTGGCTTGGGAGGGGTTGGAAAGAAGATACGGCAAAGCTTTGCCCAAGGAAGTACTGGACAGAGCCAATCATGAAATAAAAGTAGTGAAAGAAATGGGATTCACTGAATACTTTCTTGTTGTTTCCGATTTAGTGAGATGGGCTAAAGCAAACAACATAAGAGTTGGGTGGGGCAGGGGTTCTGCTGCCGGTAGCATCTTGTCCTACGCTTTTGATATTACAAACTTGGATCCAATTAAATTTGGTCTTTTATTTGAAAGATTCTTGGTAGAAGGAAGAAAGTCAATGCCAGACATCGATCTTGACTTTGACGACAGATACAGGGACAAAGTAATTGAATACGCCAAAAGTAAATATGGGGAAGACAAGGTTGCCCACATATGCACGTTTAATAGGACCGGAGCCAGACAATCGATCAGGGACGCAGCGAGAGCCCTCGGTTTTGATTATACTTCTGGTGATAAAGTTGCAAAACTTGTTCCACCACCAGTTTTGGGGGTGTCAAAAAGTCTAGAAGAGTGCATGGAAGTTTCTGAGTTTAAGCAGATTTATGATTCGGACAAAGATTCTGGCACGATCGTAGACGCCGCATTTGGTTTGGAGGGTGTCGTTAGGCAGACCGGCATACACGCAGCCGGAGTTGTCATATCAAAAAAATCTTTGACAGAATATCTTCCGGTCATGAAAAAGGGTGCGGACTCTCCGCTTGTTACGCAATGGGATATGGGCCGAGTTGAACAATGCGGTTTGTTGTAAATAGACTTTCTTGGCTTGAGAAATCTGGGTGTTATAGATGAATGTATAAAAACCATCAAGAAAACCCGTAACAAAAATATTATTTTAGACAAAATTAATATTGATGACAAGAAAACGTACGCAGAGTTATGTAAAGGCAATGCAATAGGTATATTTCAGCTTGAGTCAAACAGTATGAGGGATTTGATGGTTCAGCTGCAGCCTAAAACAATAGAGGACATAATGGCGCTCATATCCTTGCATAGACCTGGCCCAATGGGTTCTGGTATGGACAGGTTGTACATAGAAAGAAAACACAAAAAGTCGAAAATAACCTACGATCACGAGAAGCTAGAAAAGGTTTTGAGCCAGTCTCTCGGAATCATGCTCTATCAAGAAGATGTTCTGGGTGTAGCCAGGGAACTGGCGGGTTTTAGTTCCGCAGAAGCTGACGATCTTCGTAAGGTTATAGGCAAGAAGTTAATGGACAAGATAGCTATGTTCAGAACAAAATTTGTTGATGGTTGTGTAAAAAATTCTAGCATCTTAGAAGATAAGGCGAATAAGATATATTCGGACATAGAGTATTTCGGTGGCTATGGGTTCAACAGGGCTCACGCCGCAAGCTACGCGATGGTTTCGTACATAACCGCCTACCTAAAAACTCATTTTACGGCAGAATATATGGCGGCTTTGCTTACTTCGGTTGCGGGCAACAAAGACAAGCTATTTTTGTATCTTAACGACTGTAGAAAATTGGGCATAAACGTACTGCCACCTTCAATAAATAATTCGGGAATTGTGTTTGAGGTAAAAGATGAAAAAAATATAGTGTTTGGTTTGGCTTCGATCAACGGTATAGGCCTATCCATAGCTGAAGCCATAGTGGGTTGCAGAGACAAATCAAGACCATACTCTAACGTCTTTGATTTTTTCAGAAGATGTGATCCAGTCATCTTAAAAAAATCTACCTTGGAGCATCTTACTAATTCTGGCGCTTTTGACGAGCTAATACAAGAAACAAGTTTTGATGACGATGAATTTAGCCGCCTGAAAGAGCTTTTGATACTTGAAAAAGAAAAAGAAGAACTCGGCTTTTACGTTACTAAACATCCGCTTGAGGGAATGTGGGATGCAATGAGGGAAAATATAGATGCGGAAATAATAGATGTCCCCGAAATGCAGGCGAATTGTTTTGTAAAGCTTGGTGGCATAATAACATCAAGTAAAAAAATAATAACTAAAAAGGGTACAAAAATGTACAAGTATACTCTCGAAGATCCAACTGGAGAGCTTGAGGTTGTTGTTTTTCCCAAGGATGCCAAGGCGTATTCTGATGAATACTTTAAAGTTGGAGAGATAGGATACGTTCAGGGTGTCTTGAACAAGGAAGCAGGTGATGAAAATCTTAATTATAGATTGTTTTTAAGTAGGATGGATAAGATCAACAATGCGACGTACTTTTTGGGTAAGAATATAAATCTTTACTTCGACGATTTATCCCATGAACTTTTTGAAAAAATATGTGATATAATAAATTCAAACAACGGTAATAGGCAAGTTATTATTACGGTAGAAAATGAGTTAGGTAAAACTTCTTATCGTTTCAATAAAACAACTAACAAAAAAGCTGAAGAATTAATACAGAAATTGATTTAAAATAGGAGAAAAAATGGCAGCAAAAGGTAGTTACCAAAACCCAACCACTAAAGAATGTTGGAAGTATTGTTTTTCGTGTGGCAGATGTGGAAACAAGGGTCGATACGACAAATGCAAGGGGTGCAGCGGTAGATATGACCCCAACGGCATCATAGATGCGCATCCGGAAGATTATTGCGATTGTTCAAACGGCGTACTCAGATGGAAGACAAGCGGTGGAAGAATGGTGATAACAAGATTTAGGTCAAACCCGTATTCTGGATCTGTGCAGATTGAGAAGAAGACCGAAGATGAACGAGATTGGGATTCTTATCTCAGGGATATGAGGGAGAAAATGAATGATCCAAACTGGAATCCAATAACAATAATAAACGAAGATTAACAGGAGAAAATAATGATAAGAAAAGAAGCTGGAAAAATTTCCTTGAACAACATAACCCTAACAGAGTATGACGACGATCGCAGCGATGTTTTGAACTATCATATTCAGTGTGGAATAGCGGGTTTTTTTGCCAATGAACGCGAATTAAAAGCGTTGTGCGCCGTTCTCAACTACTATTATAACCTGGAACTATGGAATGACATCGTGCTTACCGTGAACGATACGGAGGTTTCTGGTGAAAAATAATCAATATGACGAAATGGAATTGGGTGACTCCGGTTGGGTTGTCACGGCAGAAGGGTACAGGAACATATACAATAATCATACGATCGATCACACTGGCAGGGAGTTTGACGAAAACGGAATCCTGGTTTACGATCCAAAAGAAAATGAAAGCCAAAAATGATATCAATCAGGCCCGTATCTAGTATCACAGAATTAGAAAAGATCGCTCTATTAGATCTATCCTATTCAAAAATAGATTCTTACATGTCTTGTCCCGCAAAGTATTTTTTTTCGTACATCAAAAAAGAACCAAAAAGATTTAGTGACGCGGCTGCCCTTCGGAAACATGGTTCATTTAGTTTTGGAAGAAAAGCTTAGTAAGGAAAGAGAAATTGATTTAGAGGAGTTGACTAAAGCTTTTGGCGAATCAAGGTCCAGGTTTGATCCGGAAAACAAAATAAATGACGAACTGATATGTGTTGGTCAACAGATCATAGAAGAATTTTACGATAGACATTCTGGCGAAACATTCAGGATTGAACACAAAGAAAAAGAATTTAACTTTGTGATCGGCATTTTCAATATCAACGGATACATAGACAGGATAGATGAATACAACGATAGAATTGAAGTAATAGATTATAAAACTCGGTAAATGGGAGATTTCCCCAAAAGCGGTAAAAGATAATCTTCAACTCGCCATATATGCGTTAGCGGCAAAGCTTATGTATCCTGACAAAGAAATATATGCGGAGCTATACTATCTCAGGTCTGGCCACAGAAGAGGTCACACATTTACGGATAATGACATAGAAAATGTGATATCTAAAATATTGGCTATTGGCAATAAAATAATAAACGATTTTAATTTTACCCAAACCTCAAACGAGAGAGCGTGCAGGATGTGTGATCACGCAATTTCAAAAGTATGTACTACTGGAGTTAATAGATTAAGAAAAATGAATCGTTAAAACAAATTACCCCCCGATGCCTGGCAGGCAGGCACCGGGGGGTAATTTTTTAAAAGTTAGTTTTGCGATGGATTATTGAGGGAATCTTGAACCGCATCAAAAGCGTGACGCTTAACGAGTGACATCGCTTCCTCCGTGGTGAATCCGGCCTCTTCAATAAGGCTAACCACGTAGTTAGTAGTTTCGTTGGGGGAGTTGCTGATGATGGCCTGTACTGTTGACATGACAACCTCCTGGTTGTGGTTTGTTTTTTTTTATAAATTAATGTATAATGTACTTAACGAGTATTGCGCAGATAAGGATACCATAATGAGCATCAACATTGTCAAGCCGGA